CCACCTCCTCGGCGTCCTCCTACGCGAAGCCTTCCCACTACCGGGCGACCTCAAGCCCTCAGACTTCTTCGAGCCCGCCCATCAGGACATCGTCGCCGCGATGCTCTCCCTCGGGGCCGATGGTGTCCCCGCCGACGAGCTGACCGTCAGCCAGCGACTCCGCGACATGGGCTCGCCTATCGACGCGTCCACCGTCTCGCTCCTGGTCAGCGACGCAGGCTCCTCGGCCTACCGACCCGAACACGCCGACCTGATCGCCGACGCCGCCATCCTCCGCCGTGCCATTGACGCGGCCAAGCAGGCCACCGACCCCGACACGCTGCTCGACCATTATGCCAACCTCGCCGAAACCCGCAAGGGTCGGAAGGTCCGCACAGGTCCGCAGCGGATGGACTTCGACGCCCTGCTCTCCTTTGAGCGCAAGGAAGACCCGACCTGCATCCTCGGCTCCCACCGCTGGCTCTGTAAGGGCGGGTCCATGCTCATCGTCGGGCAGTCCGGCACAGGCAAGTCGTCCCTGATGATGCAGGCCGCCGTCCACTGGTGCCTAGGCCGTGACTTCTTCGGCATCAAGCCTGCCCGCCCCCTTAGAGCAGTCGTTTTACAGGCCGAAAATGACGCCGGAGACATCAGCGAGGCTCTCCAGGACGTCATCGCCGGAGCCTACCTCGACAGCGACGAGCGGGCCACCCTCCGCGACCACCTCGCCATCTTCCGAGACACCGTCAGCACCGGCACGACCTTCACCGCCGCCCTGCGTCAGCTCGTCCTCGACCAGCGGGCCGACATCGTCTTCGTCGACCCTCTCCTGTCCTTCGCGGGCATCGACGTCTCAGATCAGGAGCAGGCGTCCAAGTTCCTGCGCCATGACCTCGCCCCCATCCTCCTTGAGACGGGCGCCGTCCTCGTCGCCATGCACCACACCGGGAAGCCTAAGGCCGCCTCCGACAAGGAAGGCCACACCGTCGCCGACCTAGCCTATGCGGGCCTCGGCTCCTCCGAGTTCACCAACTGGTTTCGCGAGGTCGCCGTCCTGTTCAGATGCCAGGGCGAAGAGCCGATCTACAAGTTCGGCCTGACCAAGCGCCGTGGCCGTGCCGGCCTCAAGGACTATGCCAACCAGTTCAAGGGCGAGATTTACATCCGCCACGCCGCCGAGAAGGGGGTCATCCGCTGGGAATACAGCCAGCCCCCCTCCGAAAGTGCCACCGAGGTCACCCCAAGGCATAGCGATTCCAGCCCCGCTAAGGGGTCGCCAAGGCGTTTTAAGGTCAACTGAGGGTCAACACCCGTACCCCCACCCCTTACCCCCATGCCAAACCACTCTCAACTTCCAACTCAACTTCCGTCCCCTGTACTTCGTACAAGGGGTGACTCTAGTCTCACCCCCTGTCGCTTACGCTGGGGGTTCGACCGAGTCTCTGACGAGGAGGCAAGTTCTACGCGATGACCAAACCTAACCGTACCACCGCGCGGAGAGGCTGGGTTCTCCGCAAGCTAGCCCTGACCCGTCTCCGCCAGAAAGCCTGGAGGGAACAGCCGGAGAAGATGGAGGCCATCCGCAGGCAGGCCACCGACGAGGCAAAGGCAGTCAGGGACAGGAAGAACGAACAACTACGGATCGTCCTCCAAGGCTGGCCGGAGAAGATGTCCCCCTCCGAACTGCGTGCGCTGGTCGACGAGCATATCGACTACGAAGGCAAGTATCCATCTCTTACCTACCGCTTCACCCGACGCGGACTGCTGCGCTTTGACAGCGACGGCCTATGGCACAACCTTTGCCACTTGCCCCGCCGTCAAGACCCTTAACCCTGCAAGCGTGACCAAGGCCCGACTCAACGACCTGACGGCCCCCGAAAGGGATGCCAAGTCGTTCGACGCGTGGTTCTTCTCTCAGCCCAAGAAAGCCCAGGAGAAGATGCGTGAGTCCGGCGTGCTCCCTTACCGCGAGATGGTGCAGTCTCGCCATGTGTTCAACATCGATGCCAATCATCCTGACTGGGCGTGCAACCCTACCGACCTAGGCAGACGCCAAGAGGTCGACGCGTTCATCTCTCGAGATCATGTCGGCGTGATGCTCAAGGCGTTCATCGATGCGCTGGCCGCGACCGATGACTTCAAGTTCCGTCGGCACGTCGAGCTCATCCGCTGGTCGCTGTCCCTGCCCGGTTGTCTGTCGTCTCGTGCCATCGGCCAGATGTACAAGCGCAGCCACTTCTGGACGCGTGCCAGGGCGAGAGAGATACAGCGAGCCGTGAACTCCGACGCGTGCGGACTTTTTCCTCACGTTAATGCCAAGCGCGACAAGCATAAGATGACTAGACTTAAATAACCATGCAAAGAATCCCTGAAGAGAATAGGTCTAAAGGCCTCCAGTATTACTACAGGAACAAAGAGCGCTTGCGTGAGGTTAGCCGTCTTAGGGCCAAGGCTAACTACGACAGCAACCCTGATAAGAAGTTGGCTGATAACGCAAAGTGGAGAACCAAGAACAAAGCCAGGCATAAGGTCATGAAGAAGGCATGGACCGATCGTCGCTTCTTTTACAACAAGGCCATGCTTATCAAGGCGCATAAGCGCGGCGTCATCTCAATGGAATCTACTAACGAGTTAGCCGTTGGACTTATGCGTCAATGGGTAAGGCAGAGGGGACGGTGTGCCCTAACTGACGTTAAGCTAGACCGCACTGCCCACGCAGATCACGTAGTCCCTGCCTCTCGTGGTGGAACTGATCATAGCAACAACTTCCAATGGCTGACACCGGCAGCCAATCAGTTCAAAGGAGCGCGAACTGACGAGGAATTGGCCCTTTTTTGCGTCCTAATCCTGCGTTCATTGAAAAAAAGGAATCTCTTACCACCCCCCCTACGTCACGCGTGGCCCGACACCACGGCTCTTTTTTACAAAGGCCGTGGGCAAAAAGAGGCGGTTTCGCAAACCCGATGGCTCTGACCAACTCAGAACTGGGTTTGGCGCTCGGCGTGACGGCGCAACGCGTCTCGGTCCTTCGACGCGAGGGAATGCCGACGGACTCCATCGACGCGGCTCGGGCGTGGCGGGAAGCCCGGGCGAACGTGCAACGTGCGGCGGCCCCGAAGGCGGCGCCGGCGCAGCTCGACGACGGCACGCTGGCCGACACGATCACCGAACACCGAGCCTTGGTCGGTCGTGCCCGCGGCGTATGGCAGGCGGCGATGGAAGGGGGCGACCCCAACCAGGGGAAGTATCAGTCGGCGTACAACGCATCACTGAAGACGCTGGTGGCCCTCGAGGAAGAGCAGGAGCGTAGGCTCATCCTGACCAAGGATTACATCTCATCCAAGGAAGCGGGCGAAGCGATGCGCGAGATGACGGCCCGCATCGTGAACCGCCTCGACAAACTCGCCCTGGACGTGGCCGAAGGATGCAACCCCGAGAACCCGGCCAAGGCGGTCAAGGTGCTCGAGGCTTGGGTGCGCCGCGTGAAGGCCGACCTCTCATCCGATGACCAAGCGTAAGCGTAAGCCCAGGCGCAAGCCGATGCCGAAGCCGTCGCGTCCGTTCAAGCGCAAGCCGAGGAAGTGGTCGGAGTTATCCGACGAGCTGTATCGTCTGCTGAAGGAGGCAGGGCTGTATGACTAAAGACGACCTTCTCCGCATCGGTCGGGACGTGCTGAAGCCGTCCGACTCCGGGGACGTGGTCGAGTGGCTGGAGTCCAACGTGCTTGCCATCCCCGACTCGCCGATGCCCGGGCCGTTCAGGTCTGAGCGCACGCCGTGGATCGCCGAAGCCTTGCGCATCGCCGCCGACCCTGAGACGAAACTGCTGACCATCCTCGCCAGCATCCAGTCGGGCAAATCGCTCTTCGCCCGCCTGCTCACCTGCCACATCATCTCCAACGCCCCTGGCCCGACGATGGTGCTACAGGCCACCGACCCCGAGGCCAAGGACTTCGCTCTGCGTTACCTCCGCCCAGTCTGGAACAACTGCCCGCCGGTGAAGGCCCGCCTTTCGGGCGACGACCTCGACAGGTCCACGACCGCCGATTTCGACCGCATGACGCTCTACTGTCGCGGCATCTGGAACGAGGCCAACCTTCAGCGACTATCGCTTCGATATACAATTGCAGATGAATGTTGGATGGCACCTAGCGGGCACCTCGCCGAACTGAGCGCGCGCGTCACCGCCTTCGGCTGGATGGGCAAACGCATCTTCATGTCCCAGGGCGGTCGGGCTGGTCAGGAGTTCCATCAGCTGCACGAGACGACCGACCAGCGTGACTGGAACATGAGGTGTCCGAAGTGCGACCATCTCCAGCCTTGGATCTGGGAGCAGATCAGGTTCCCCGAGGACGCGAAGTCGACCGGCACATGGGACTTGCACAAGGTCAGCGTTGGCACGACCTACGAGTGCGCGGCCTGTCGGACGCATCTGCCCGACACGAACGCCAGCCGTCTGGACGCCAACGCACGTGGCACGTTTGTTGCTACATCCGTGGCCGCAAACTCCGGGCACATCGGCCTTCACTGGAACTCGCTCGCCTCGATGAGCTGGGGCGAACTGGGTGTCCTGATGCTCAAGGCCAAGGAGGCCGCCGACCAATACGGCGACGAGGAACCCAGACGCATCTTCAAGCAAAAGCGACTTGCCATGCCTTGGTCAGAAGAGGGCGGCGAGATGGTGGCGCTGGCCGAAGCCGCCAACTACAAGATGGGCGACCCTTGGGACGCAGAGGCCGCAATCACCCCGAAGGCCCGAGTCGTTGACCAGAAGGACGCCGTGCCGGGGAGCATCCCTTTCCGCACGATGGGGGTCGACGTGCAGCGTGGTCACTTCTGGGTGACGGTCCGCAGGTGGGCAAAGACTGGGCATAGTCGCCTGATGGCGTTCGCCCGCATCGACTCCTGGGGCAATGTCGAAGCCTTCGCTAAACAGCACGGCGTGCACCATGCGCTGGTCCTCGTCGACTCAGGCGACAACACTACCGAGGTCTACCGCGAGACGGCCAAGCGGAACTGGAAGACGGCCAAGGGTTCGGGCTCCGACGACTTTGCCGTGACCGACAAGTCCGGCAACACGACCCGCCGCTTCTACTCCGAGAAGCAGTCCATCGTCGTCCCTGGCATCCCGCAGCGGGCCGTCCTGATCGTGCACTCGAACACCGCCGGCAAAGACCTCCTGCACGGCC